GAGCAGCTGGACAAGCAGATTCGCCCAGTCTATCTCCGCGAAAACCTGAGCCTTTGCTTCACCGAGGTTGAGTGTGACAAGCCGGACGTGTGCCGCATGGCGCTAGACGTTATGCACGTCGATGGCTTCTCCCGGCGATTCATGAAAGACGTTCACGTAGACGGATTTGGCGCAAAAGGAAATGCCAACATGACCCCGACCCAAGCGGACGGGTCTACGTCGAGCTACGCCCGGCGATATGTGGCCAAGATGGCCTTTAACCTGGTCGAGTCGTCCGACAACGATGGGGACGGGGACGCTGGCTTGACGGGCCTGCTCAATCCGGCCGAGGTGCAAATCCTCAAGGAAATGATCGATGAGATCGTGATGATCCGCGGCAAGGGCTTCGCAACCCCCAAGTTCTGTTCAGTGTTTGCAGCCGGGGCCTCGAAGCTCGAGGAGATCCCCCGGTCCGAGTTCGCGAGTGCGGTCTCGGAATTGACCCGATGGCGCCAAGAGTCTGAGAAAGGTGGCAAATGATGGCCAAGCGACAAACGAACGTAGTGGATGAGGTTCCCGAGGGGGCCGTTGATGTGGCTCCGGAAGCCGAGAAGCCGGCCGGAACCGAGGTGTCGATCTTCGCGACGGCGCCCGCGTGGCAACCTCACCCAACGCTAGTGGAGATCGCGAAGCTCCACGAAGAGGCCCTGCTGCTGCTCGGCTCGAGCGACCTAACGACCGAGGCGGGCTATAAGGCCGTCAAGGCCTACAAGGTCGCGATCATGCGGAAGCGAACCGCCGTAGACTCGCGGCGACTCGAAGAAGGCCGGCAAGCCCGCGAATACGTCTCGCAGGTAAACAGTGCCGGAAACCTGGTCATGAACAAGCTGAAGGAGATCGAGGAGCCCCTCGAGGCGGCCCTCAAGGCCCAGGACGACAAGGCGATCAATGAGGCCCTCGCGAAGGCCAAGGAGATCGAGGAGGAGCAACGCCGCAAGGAGGATGAGCGGCTGGCCCTCATCAAGGCGGAGGAGGACCGCAAGAAAGCGGAGGCCCAGGCGGAGCTGGACAAGCAACGGGCCGCGATCGAGGAACAAAGGAAACTGCTCGACGCTCAACAGGCCGAGTTCAACCGGCAGCAGGAGGAGCTGCGGAAGCAACAGCAGGAGGCCATGGCCGAGAGTCAACGGCTTCAACGTGAGGCCCAGGCCGTGCTCGATGCAGAGCGAAAGAGGGTTGAGGATGCGCAGCAAGAAGAGCGCCGCAAGAAAGAAGCTGAAGAACAAGCGAAATGCCGCGAAGAGGAAGAAACGCGGCGGGTTGCTCAGGCAGAGCAGGAGCGGCTTGCCACCGAGGCCCGGGTAAAGAAGGCCGCCGAGGAAGCGGCGGCCTTGGCTGTCAAGAATGAGCAAGCCAGGGTTGCCCGCGAGGCCGAGGCCGCCAAACAGAAGGCGGAACGGGAAGCGGCGGCGGCGGCCAAGAAACTGGCCAAGGCCCCGGACATCGAGAAGGTTCGGCTGTGGGCCCTGACTCTGGATCAAATCGTCAAGACGGCCCCGGTTTGCAAAGACCAAGACGCCATCCAGGTCGTCGGCCGGGTGAAGAAAGAGCTTATCTCGTGTCTGGGCATCATGAGCGTCTATGTGGAGGCCAAGTAATGTTCTTCAAGTTCACCACCCACAGCGGCAAGACCGCGTTCGTCAACCTGCTGAACTACGACGCGATCCTGCCCCCACACTTGGGAGTCAACAGCGAGGCCTTGTTGATCCCGTTCAATCGGCCAAACGACGAGGCCTACAAGGTTCGCGGCGAGGATGTGTTGAGGCTGGTCGCCATTCTGGAAGGCTCCCAGCAGCTCACTCCCAAGGAGGAGGAGATCACACCATGATTGAGATCCCCTGTCTCCAGGGGAGTGATGAGTGGTGGGAAGCTCGCCGTGGCCTGCCTACGGCGAGCGACTTCTCCAAGATCATGTCTCCTTCCAAACGCAAAGCCTCGGCCTCGCAAGAGCCTTACATTGCCCAGCTAATCCAAGACATCAAGTGCCTGAACCCCAAGTATTTCACCAACCAGGGCGGCCCGGTGAACGCGGCCACGGAGTACGGCCGCGCCACCGAAGCCAAGGCCAGGCGGTTCTTCGAGCACGAGATGGGCGAACGCATAAGCCGCGAGGTCGCGGTTCGCCAGGTCGGGTTCTGCAAGACAGACGACGGGCGGTTCGGATGCAGCCCCGATGGCCTGATCGATCCCGAGGAAGGCCTCGAGCTGAAGTGCCCCCTTCGCAAGACGCACCTGGTGTACCTCATGAAGGGGGAGCTGCCTCTCGAGTACCTGTGCCAGGTCCACGGATGCCTGATCGTCACGGGCCGCAAGAGATGGCATTTCATGAGCTACTGCGAGGGCGAGGAGCCGTTGCTGTTAACCGTCGAGCCCGACGACTTCACGATGGCCCTCCGCACGCATCTTGAGTTGTTCTCGGTCAAGTTCGAGGCCGCCAAGAAGAAGTTCAACGTCACTCGGCCAGTGGAGGGAATCATGACGGAGGACGCAATCCAGAAGTCCAAGCTGTGGACGGAGCGGCTGGCCACCCTCGAGGGATTCGTTCACGACGGCAAGATCGATGAGCAGAAAGCGGTCGATCAAGTCAACGCCTGGCTCGTGGAGCTGAAGAAGTACGACGTCAGCACCAAGAAGGTGGTTTACCCGGTCCTCAAGAAGTGGATTGACGTCCGGCCCAAGGAATGGCACCTCGACAACGTCAATCTCATTTACCGATTGCAGAAGGATGTGGCGTTTTGAACGACTTCCACCGCAAGCAGAAGAGTGTTCGCGTCACGATCGAGCTGTTGAACGCTCGCGAGGAAAGGGTCCGGGCCCTGAACTATCCGGCCGCCAAGTGGATCGACTTCTGCCGGCAGATGCTTGCCGCCGGCTACGTCGTCCTGCTCACCGAGGCGTCCTCGACGTTCAGCAAGTACGTGACGGTCAAGAATGGGCCCCGTCAGCACCGCGTTCGGTTCAGTAACCACAAGCCCAACAAACGCAAGGAGCGTCGAGGCGACTGCGATACGTTTGTCGGCCTGACGCATTTTGGAATCATCACGACCGCAATGGCCGTTGTTCGTGTGATCAACGCCATCGGTCCGTCTCACAGGAAAGGTACGCATGAAGAAGCTGAAATGTCCCGAGGGGGGAGTGACATACAAGATCCCCGGCCAGGATCCCATCTTTGCGGATCCGGAGTTCAAGGCCCTGCTGGATCCACTCTCGCCTCAGGAGCTGGGGGCCCTCGAGCAGAACTTAATCGCCGATGGCCGTGCCCTAGATCCAGTGGTTGTCTGGCAAGAAACCCGCATCATTCTGGACGGCCACAACCGGACTGCTATCTGTGCCGAGCGGGATCTTCCTTACAAGCTCGTGATGAAGAAGTTCCCGGTAACTCCGGAGGGCCGCGAGCAGGCCATGCAGTGGGCCATCGACCACCAGTTCGGCAGGAGAAACCTCTCCGCGGAGGCACGGGCCAAGCTGGTTGAATGGCGCCGGGCCCGCGTGGCGGCGGCTCACCAGGCCGGCGAAAGCAACCGGGCGATCGCGTACAAGGAGAAAGTCACCGAAAAGACTGTTCGCAGAGACATCGCGGCCTCGGGAGCTGCCCAGGAATCTCCCGAGAAGGTCACGGGCAAGGATGGCAAAGAGTACGGCCGATCGCGAGCCGAGCGCGTGGGCCAGAAGCCGGTTCCGACGTTTGTCCCCAAGGGTGAACGCATGGCCGGCGACGACACCGAGGCCGAGAAAGCGGCCCGGTTGGAAAGACGGTCGGATCCCAAGCAGGGCCGGCCAGTGTTCGACTGGAACGCCTTCAACAGGGAGTTCGCGAACATCATGCTATGGGTCGACAAGCTGGGCAAATCCTGCCCTGGCAAGCACCATCAGGGGCCGGCCGCTACCAACCTGCGAAGCGATCTCCTGACCTGGAAGAACCGATTCAAGGAATGGGGCCGCGCAATCACCAAGAGCGAGCCAATCCCGGATGTGGTGGACAAGGTTAAACGCGGCCGAGGCCGCCCGAAGAAAGGGGAAAGCTAAATGGATCCTTGGCCGCATCAAGTGGAAGCTGTCGTTAAGTGCGGGGAGGCGGAGCAAGCCTACTCCAGAATCTGCATCACCATCCCGACTGGCGGCGGCAAGACATTTGTTGCGGCCAATCTCATTCAAAACTGGCTGAATGACAACCACAAGGTCGCCATCTACACGAACCGCCGGGCCCTCATTGCCCAGCTCTGCCGGATGATGGGCGAGTACGGCATCGAGTACGGCGTCCGGGCCTCGAAGCATGAGGAGAATATCGATCGGCCCGTCCAGATATGCTCGATTCAAACCGAGGTAGCACGCATGTCCCGGGCCCTCAAGACGGGCGCAACCTGGCAGCTCCACGACGCCGATCGGTTCCTGGTCGATGAGGCTCACCTCAATTCAGGCCCCGAGATGGAGAAGATAGCGGCCTGGCACCTCGAGCGGGGAGCCAAGAAGGTCGGGCTCACCGCCACC